CGAGCCGCCGCATGGGCCGCAGGGATCGACCAGAACACCATCATGGACTGGATTCGCCGATACCCTGATTTCGCCGACGCCGTAAAAGAAGCCGAAGCCGAGGCCGAGCTGGCCATGGTCCAGCGGGTTCGCACCGCGGCCGACGACTCGTGGCAAGCCGCCGCGTGGTGGCTCGAGCGGAAGATGAAACAGGACTGGTCCGCGCGGCAGGAGCAGACCGGAGCCGACGGCGGCGCCGTCCAGATCCGCGTCCGCTTCGAGGACAAGGAACCCGAGGTGGCCGAATGAACGCGTGGGGGATCATTCTCTGGGTGGCGCTCGGAGTCGGGATCGGCGTCCTGCTCTGCGCTTGGGTGGTCTCGATCCTCGACGCCATGCAAAATGCCATCGATCGGCGCGAGGGCTGATGGCCGACATCGAGCTGGTACTCCCGCGGCCGCATCCCGGCCAGCGCCAGATACTCGGCGAAGCCAAGCGGATGAACGTGGTTTCCTGTGGGAGACGCTTCGGGAAGACCACCATGGGAGCCATCCTGATGGCCCGTCCGCTCCTCGAGCGGGGATTCAGTTGCGGGTGGTTCGCCCCGACGTATAGGCTCCTCGAGGAGGCGTACAACGACCAGCGGAAGATCTTCCACCCGATCATCCGCCGCGCCGTCGTCTCCCCGTATCCCCGCATCGAGCTGATCAACGGCACCGCCATCGACTACTGGACGCTCGGGGAGCCGGCGACCGTTGCCCGCGGACGCAAATACGGGTGGGTCGGCGTCGACGAAGCCGCGATGTCGGCCTACCTCGAAGAGGCATGGACCCAAGCGATCCGACCGACCCTCACCGACTACCGCGGGTCCGCGTGGTTCTTCTCGACCCCCAAGGGTTCCAACTACTTCAAGGTGTTGTACGACCAGGCGCAGGCCGATCCTGACTGGCAACGGTGGCAGATGCCGACCTCGAGCAACCCGTACATCCACCCCGACGAGATCGAGGAGGCGCGGCGCTCCTTGCCGTCGATCGCGTTCCGGCAGGAATACCTCGCCGAGTTCGTCGATGCCGAGGGCGCGAGGATCAAGCGGGAGTGGCTCCGAACCGCACCGGTGCCCGCCGGCCAGCGATTCATGGGCGTGGACCTTGCGATCTCCACCAAGACCGATGCCGACTACACCTCCGCGGTGGTCCTGACTCGGGACGATGCCGGCGTGGTCCATGTCGTCGATGCCGCTCGGATTCGGGCTCCGTTCGACGGCGTCCTGCGGTTCGTTCAGGACATGGCCGCGAAGCACCAGCCGGCGTCGATCGGGATCGAGCAGGTGCAATACCAGGCGGCGGTGGTGCAGGAGCTTCTCAGGCGCACAAAACTGCCGGTGCGGGGAATCAGGCCGGACCGCGACAAGGTGACCCGCTTCGGGGCGCTGGAGGCCCGGTACGAGCAAGGGCTGGTGTCCCACGCTCCGGACCTGCCGGCGTGGTTCGTCGACGAGATCCTGTCCTTCCCGATCGGGAGCCACGACGACGCGGTCGACGCCATGGGATACGCGTGGTCGGTTCTCGACCGGCGCTCGAGCTTCGCGGCTGTCTGATCGTTTTGTTGGCGTCAACGAAACGATCGGAGATCATTTTGGTGGCATCACCAAAATGGTCACCAGCTCCCCCCGATAAGTCACCAGCTCCCCTCGATAAGTCACCAGCTCCCCCCTATCCCCGCTGAAAATAAATCGGCACTATTTTCGCCGAACCCTTGCACCCATATAAACCGTGCCGTAATATATCCCCGTCGGCACCACCGACGAGGAGAACTACGATGAACAAGCCCGCTTTCAAGATTCCGTCACTCGCGACTTTGGCATACGCATTCGGAGAAGGAAAAGCCGTTGTCATTCGGGCCATCTTCGAATCCCAACGCGAGGAGGGATGCAAGGTGCCGGACCTTACCGAAGTTGCACCAGTACTGTACTCCTATGGTGTGGAATTCCGAATCAAGAATGGCAACGCAATCGAATGGATCAATCTTGGCGATGCATACGGCACAACCATCGTCTGCCACAATGGCCGCCTGAAGGTGACGTCTTGGGGAGAGGTTTGGGAATCCTGCTAATACTCAAGGCCCCGGCAACGGGGCCACCGTCCACCAGTAGTCTGGTGCTGATGAGCCCAAAGGGCGAAACGGAAAATCAAGGAGAACTACCATGAGCATTGAAGAGATTCGCAACTTCGTTCGCGCCCTGCGGGCCGGACTGTCGGTATATGATTGCCCTCTCGCCCTGCGCGACGTTTCGCCGGCGATTGACTCCGCGCTTCTCGCGTTCCAGGTCCTGCCGAATACGCAACACCGCATCGCACTCGGCAACGCTTGCATCCGCTACATCAAGGCCAGCCACGAGGTGAAGTCTTGACCGGCGATCGACGCCACCAGAACCCCGGCCGGCCGCGGACCGGGGTATCCGGTCCCCCGTGCAAGTCCTGCGGCGGGGAGACCGGACCCCGCGGCGCGACGTGGGAATGCCGGACCTGCCATCGCCGCCAGCGAGTCGGCACCGGCCGACCGCAAGGCAGGCCAAGGAAGGATGTCAAATGAGATACCTGTCGGTTTGCTCCGGGATCGAAGCTGCGAGCGTGGCGTGGCACGACCTCGGATGGCAGCCTATCGGCTTCAGCGAGATTGAGAAATTCCCCTCGCAGGTTTTGGCGACCCGGTTCCCCGGCGTCAAGAACTACGGGGACATGACGCGATTCAAGGAGTGGGATATTGAATCTGGAACAGTTGACCTTTTGGTCGGAGGAACCCCCTGTCAAGCCTTCAGTGTCGCCGGACTCCGGCGAGGGCTTGAAGACCCAAGGGGAAACCTCGCACTCACATTCGTGGCAATGGTTGATTGGTATCGCCCCGAATGGGTTGTCTGGGAAAACGTCCCCGGTGTCCTGTCGAGCAACGGAGGACGGGATTTTGGTGCCTTCCTCGGGGCGCTGGCGCAACTCGGGTATGGGTTCGCATACAGAGTGCTTGACGCTCAGTTCTTCGGAGTGGCCCAGCGACGCCGCCGTGTCTTCGTTGTCGCACACGCTTCAGGAGACCCGCGACGTGCAGCCCAAGTACTATTTGAGTCCTCGTGCCTGCGAGGGGATCCTCCGCCGAGCCGAGAAGCGCGGGAAGGCTTTGCCGGAGATGCTACGCAAGGCGCTGGAGAGCGTTTGTGGGACACCGTAGGAACCGTGTACGAATCGCATCCGAACGACTCTCGGGTCACCGGGCCGGTGGAACAATGCCCGACCGTGGCGGCGCGATGGGGCACCGGCGGGAACAACACCCCGCTGGTGCAACAGCCGATGTGCTTGATGGATCAAGGCGGAAGTGTAATGCAAGTCAATACCGACGGCACAACGGGAACATTACGCAGGGAAACGCATGGGCACGAACCGGTGGTTGTTGTGCAACAGCCGATGGCGTTCTCGTGGCAGTCCGGCGGCGATGCCAGAGGAGCAACCCCGCGACCGACCGCGCAACTCCAGCGATGCC